TTGTGTTACATAATTTCGGGCAAGTTTGTTAGCTTGCATTAGGTCATTCGATGCTCCGGTAGTAATATCTAAATCGTGGAAATGTTCAAAAACTAAGTCATCCAATTTAGTATCACTGCGTTCTTTTCTGTATAAATATACTTCAGCCGCACGGCCTCCAAGAGCGATAATTAAGTTTGCTAACATAAATTTCTTTGTAGCATATTTAACAAATTGTTCTTGTGGGGTAAATAGTGTATATCCTCCCATACCGTTTTTATTTTCATTGATAGTTACTTTTCGAAGAACAAATAACTCAGAAAACAATGAAGCCATCAAAGCGTGTCCTGTCTCATGATAACTGACTAACCTTAATATTTCCGGGTCTTGTACTTGAACGTTAGAAACCAATCCGATAGTGTTTTTTTCAAAAGCATCCATCATGTCTTGTTTTGTAATAGAAGTTTGATTATTACGTACCGAAAATATAGCAGCTTCGTTAGCTAAATTTGCAATATCTGCCCCAGAGAACCCCGAAGTCAATGAAGAAATCTCGTCGATGTCTACAGAGTCATCTACATTTTTATTACGCAAATGGACATTAATTATAGCTTTACGTCCGGAAATGTCAGGTAATGGAACTTTAATTTTTCTATCAAAACGACCTGGACGGATGAGGGCATTATCTAATATATCGACACGATTTGTGGCAGCCAATACAATAATTCCATCAGATGATGTAAATCCATCCATATTTGTTAAAATTTGGTTAAGAGTCTGTTCTCTTTCATCGTTTCCGCCTGCAATTCCCGCACCACGTTGTCTCCCAATAGCATCAATTTCATCAATAAAAACGACACAAGGTGCGTTTTTGCGTGCCTCGTCAAACAATTTTCTTACACGAGAAGCACCTACACCAACAAACATTTCAATGAATTCTGAACCACTTGCATTAATGAATGAAACACCTGCCTCACCCGCGACAGCCTTTGCCAATAGCGTCTTACCAGTCCCTGGGTTTCCTTCAAGTAGGATACCCTTAGGAATAGTAGCTCCTGCAATAGTATATTTGTCTTTATTTTTTAAAAAATCAACAACTTCTGTTAGTTCAAATTTCGCTTCTTCACAACCAGCAAATTCATATCATTATTTCTACCACCGCGTGAATTAAATAATACAACAAGATTGGTTATAAAATAAAAGAGAAATAAGTAAAGAGACGCATTAAAAATAACATCAATTCCTTTACTAAGGATTTGTGTAAATTGATTATTAACATTTGGGAAACTTTGAATGTGAACATGATTTTGTAACAAATTATTGATCAATTCATCTACGTGTGAAGAAACTAATTTGACATAATGTAAATTAGATTGGTCGATAATATCTGGTGAATGATTATTATCCACAACAAGGGCGCTATTACCATCATTAGCGATAGCAATATTATCAATAAGTTTTAATTTGTCATTTTCAAACAAGTCACTATACATCCATTCTTTGCCTGAATTGCTACCAATGAGACTTTTAATGTCATTAGTTTCAATCATAAACAGATTCATATTATACTGCTTAATAATGCGATTAGTAGATGTAATAATAAACGCTTTACAAGAAAAAAAGCAAGTAATTAATAAGATAATATGACAAGTAACCATATAGTTTTACTGGATGTAACTATTTATACCCTTTACAGAAATATTTCCCATCGGTTGTATTTGGTAGGAAGGGTATGTATGTGTGGTAAATGCATAGTGTTTGTGCATTGTATATTCATTATTTTGTTTTGTACCAATCCATACACGATTAATTGGGTCATTTTTATTAGTTACTATATATTTAAAATTAGCGTCTAATAATCTTACATTCATGTCGTGTTTATAATATTCATATATATGTGGTTCGGTAACTTCGAACGCCAATTTTCGAAACTGACTAACAATTAAATTATTTTGAACACGTATTGGGTCCAAATCAACAATTACAATAACACCACCTGGTTTCAATATACGATAAATTTCATTGAGAATATTTTTAGTAGCATTATTTGGGACTTCGTGAAGCATAAAATTACATACGATCATGTTATATGATCTTGCAGGTAATTTGGTATTTTCGGCATTACCGTGTATGTAATTAATTGAAAGGTTCCGTTCATGTTTCCGAAATGATGCTACAGACAAAAAATAAGGACTAAGGTCTAATCCTTGTATATTTTTGGTTCGTCGAAAAGAGTTATACAAATATTCAGTAGATACCCCAATAGAACATCCCATATCCAAAATATGATAGGGATAATCCAATTGTTGAGTTTTGATATAATTATTAATGTGAGAACTTACATTTAATCTTACCCATTGTTCCGCAATATATGGTGAAACATTATCCCAGTAGTTAACAGACATACTTAAAGTAGCAGCTTCACCTTCTTGTGCTGCTAACCAATTCAGATTCCCAGTATCATACCCGTGGAATGGCTGTGTGTAATACGACGGATATTCAATGTCCTTATCTTCAATGACATTATATAATTCCATTAATATTTGTTTATTGTTAGGTGTTTTGTATTTGTTTGTTATACTGTTCCAACTAATGTTTTTTCTTTCGGCACGTTGTATGAACCAATCGCGTGCATTATTTTTGAATGTACTACTAAGCGTACTCCATAACGTATTCGGTGTTTCTTGTCTCATATGTAAAAAATTGCGAGCAGTGTTGCAATTGTAAATGAAAGCAGTAGTACATTGACAAATAACACTACATAGAATATATCTAATAAATAACAACATGGTATCCTTAATAACATACATATATTTATACTATTTGCAAAGATATTAGATATATTAGACTATACTACTACAAAAATACGCACAGATGTTACTTTTGTTATTTATATACATATTGATATGTAATAGTTTTAAACATCGACTTCAAACAATGAACCTATCTGGTAAAAAACATGCGCTACCATTGTACTGGAAAATATCAAAGAGAAGTAGTATAACAAGTAATCCAAAAAAAATAATACTGGATGGTCAACCAATTTGTATTTATCGTAATAATGATAATACAGTAGTAGCTATAAGTGACGTATGTCTTCATCGCGGAGCATCACTAAGTCAAGGAAAAAGATTACCAAATAATTGTATCCAATGTCCATATCATGGTTGGGAATACATGGAAGGTGTAGTAAATAATATACCGGGTTGCCCTGAAAAGAAACCAAGAAAAACAGGAGTATCTCGTTATTCTACATATGAAGTGAACGACGATGTTTATATACAACCAATACATGATACAAATAGTGTAATAGGAGAAACATATAATGAGAGTAGTATTTATGTACCCCCAGAAGCAAAAAACGATAATTTTACACGGATAAGTGGGAGCAAGCATATTTCATGTCCGGCTTCCTTAATCACAGAAAATGTTTTGGATATGATGCATATAAGTTTTGTTCATTCGTTTGGTAATACAATGAGTCCAGTTCCATTTGATATAATTTACAAGGATATAAATGAGTATAGTGGAAAGACTGTATTTCACTATACAGCTGGTCCAACAAGCATCGCTTCTATTGTAGGTAATGAAAAATTTGTTACAGTAGAAAATGAGTTTTATTTACCAGACACAACAGTAACGCGTGTGAAGGCAAATGATATGATAATCAAAACCATAGTTACACATTGTCGTCCGATTAATGATAATGAATCATTGTTAAATTACGATTTATATAGGAATTTTTTGAAAGCACCTATATTTGATATATTATTCAATCAACAAATGGAATTGACTTTGAAAGAAGATATTTCAATATTAGATAAATTATATGAAGAATACAGCAATGGTATTTTACATACTAAGTTTGATATTACTCAGTTGAAGTACCGTAATAAAAAGAAAAAAATAGCTAAATTACTATCAAAACGCAGTTGATATACAACTGTTCAACCTAGAACCATATAGGATATAGTTTTTATGTATTATGTGTTTGATAACATTTCCTACATAATGAAAGATAATTACTTGAACCAATTACAATTTGAGTTTGTTCATTTGAAACGCGGTGAGAATAGATAGCTGGCATAGAACATACAGAACACCTTGCGTATAATTTATGAATGGAGTTTGAATATGGTATTAAATCTAACATTTCACCAAACGTTTGTCGTTTGTAATCACCATCTAATCCATACAAACGAACATCTTTATTTTCCTGTTCAACCCAACGTAAAACAATATTTTTTAAATCAGGAAAAAATTGTGCTTCATTAATGAGTATAATGTCAGTATTAGATACATCAATATTGTCTAAGTCTGAATGAAATTCACAATTAATTTTCCATTGGTCATGTGTGGATAATTTATTATCGTCATATCGCTTGTCTAAAGAATAATTGATAACTTTGATTTGTATATTCGGTTTGTTAAGTTGGTAAAATGTTTCAATCAATTTGGTGGTTTTCCCTGAAAACATAGGTCCAACAACAATTTCTAAATATCCATCACTCATTCTAAAAATTACTATAATATATCAGTATTTTATCTCTGTATAGTTTAGATATATTAGTTATCAGGTGTAATTGAAAAATAATGAAATAAAAAACGACCTAAACAATAGTAAGTAAAAAGAAACATAAACATGGAAACTAAATCCATACCTTGGATAGAAAAATATAGACCAGAAGTATTCGATGAAATAGTATTAGACCCAATAAATAGACAAATATTTGAAAATATTTTAGAACGAGACTATGTTCCGAATATGTTACTTTATGGGCCTCCCGGAACAGGGAAAACAACAACAATTATTAACCTAATAAATAGATATCAAGAGAAATATAATCAAATACATAAGGAAAACGTAATTCATTTAAATGCATCAGACGAACGAGGTATAGACATTATACGTAATCAAATACAACAGTTTGTTAAATCTTGTAATTTTTTCAATACTGGAATAAAGTTCGTAGTATTAGATGAAGTAGATTACATGACAAAAAATGCCCAACATGCATTAAAATATTTAATTCAAACAGCAAATACAAATGTACGTTTTTGTTTGATATGTAATTATATAAGTAAAATCGACCCGTCACTATGTAGTGAGTTTATAAATATCAGATTTAATCAGTTACCTCATAAAGAGATCGATACATTTATTAGACTAATATGTAAGGAAGAAAAAATATCATACACCGAAAAATTTATTAATGGACTGATAAACAATTACCAGTCTGATATTAGAAGTATGATAAACTTTCTTCAATTACACCATTTATATAATACAAACGAATATAAACTGCCAAATAACGAACTATGGTTGAATATAAAGAAACATATAGATGAAAAAGATAATTGCGGATTGAAGATATATATTCATAGGATTAGCATTGAGTACAATATGAACAAACAAGTAATTTTACTTTCATATTTTTATTACCTATTTCGTAATTATCCAGATTGGATAGAACCAGGTCAGTATTCAATTATAGAACATATGTGTCATGTCAATAAAATAGACATTAATGATTATATAGACTATATATGTTATCAAGACAAAGAAGAATAAAAATTGATTACTAATTTAAAGGAATACATTAGTAATTAGGAATATAGAAAGATAAATATGGAGTATTCAACGTCAATAAAAAGCGATATAGACACAGAATGGGACATATTTCTGAAAAATCAATGCAATGGTATTGATGATACAGCGAACAATTATGATTTCGATTCTAACTTACAAACTCACTCCAAAACAGAGGATATACTAAAAGACAGAGACAAAATTGTAAATAGTATACCTGAATGTGAAGATTTGTATATATCTACCAAAACAAAAGTGCTTTACTTGAATGTGCCAGTAGATATTTACAAGGTATTCTGGGATATTCCAGTTGTTGAATATTGGAAACAAACGGAAGGTGTGTTAAAAAAACAAATAAAAATAATTAATAATACACTTGAAGAATATGAATGTTATAAAAAACAACTGATTAATATCCCATTTTACACAGAGAATATTATAAAACAAATAGATAATCCCTCTGCCAGAAAAATAAAATACAAAGACGAACGCAAACTGACAGTTGGTTTATCAAAAAAGGAAATATTGACACATCGTTTAAAAAAGAAGAATGCCTTTTATAATTGCTTTGCCTTAGTAGTAAGGTTTTTTCAAAACAAAGTGTTCAAAGAAGTGCATATAAAAGTGTTTAATACAGGAAAAATGGAAATACCAGGCATATTAAATAAAGAAATGCTTGAATTGGTACAATTAAAAATTACTGAAATATTACAGCCTCATATAAATAGTAAACTTACATATAAAGATGCAGGAAGTGAAGATAATGTCCTTATAAACTCAAACTTCAATTGTGGATTTAACATCGACCGAGAATCCCTATATTCTATAATAAAAAGTAACAAATATGGCATTGAAGCAGCATATGACCCGTGTAGTTACCCCGGTATAAAGTGTAAGTATTATTTTAACAATAATTTAGATTGTGATAAAACAATACAAACCGGTTGTATTGATACTACAGATCAATGTATGAAAAGAAGTGAATTAGATGGGAATAAGAAATATACGGAGATAAGTTTTATGATATTTCGAACGGGTAGTTGCTTAATCGTAGGGAATTGTAGCGAGAAAACGCTATTATTTGTATTTGATTTCATCAAAAAAGTTTTACAATCAGAATATACAACAATTTGTACTCATCATCCAGAACAAATTACAAAAGTAAAGAAAAAAAAGATACGAAAAAAAATAGTTCAAATGACAAATGAATATTATAAGAGTAAAGTATTTCCAAATAACATATTGATGTAAAGAATGTATTTAGGTAAAAATATGACGGTCATAATAAATAGTTTGATTATCATATATTATATTTTTTCTCGTTTGAATGATTTAAAGTATATATATCCTATATTTTATAATAATGACAACCATTAACACAACACAAACATCAGACAAAACTGAAAATAGACTACCATCTAATGCGACTTTACAGCATGCAACAAAATTAAGTATAGTTGAAGATAAACCGATTATGATGGATTATTGGAAAACATCAATAGAGCGCGTAGCTATGCTCGGATTACGTGAAGACACTCAAGAAAAGTTACTTGTAAAAAGCGATGAGGAATACACCAGTCCTATTTCTAAAATCTATAAGAGTGCAGACGAGTATATAATTATGACCGAGAATTCCATATACATCGTAGATAATAAAATACCTTATCGTAAGGTAAGTTCAGAATAATCTAATAGCGTGAGACACATATGATATGATATAATATGATATGATGTCAAGATTAAAGTAAAGCAGCCAACCCTTTGCGTGTATCTTCAGTTACGGTAGTAGGAAATAAAATATTAAACTTAACAATAAGAGAACCCGTATTATTTCCACGTACCATACCTTGATTATGAAATTCACGGCAAGAGTTAGGTGTTATAATATAGATGTTATTCAACGTAGATAATGTTAGTATATTACCATTTATATGTTCAATTTCGTGTGATAATCCACATAAAGCATCTTTTAATGTAATATTACACGTATATATTAAATCCATTCCAACACGCTTAAACAATGAATTATTTGTAATTTGTATTACAACTTTTACGTCACTTCTAATACCATTTAAAACATTTCCTTTATGTTTAAGTATAATAATTTCGTTATTATCAGTTCCTTCAGGTATAGTTACATATAATGTTTCTATTTCACTGACTTCATTATTGTCTTCACTTATACAACGATGAACTTCGATAGGAATACTGGTTCCATAGTAACTTTGTTGAATAGTTATATTTGCAACGTGTTTTATATTATCTGGAACCTTATTTTTGAAACCATATACAGTTTGACGAAAATGGTCGTCTATTCCTATTTTTTCATTAAATAATGTATTAAAAAAATCCTCTTGTATTAAATCACTATTAAATGAATGGTGTGTACTATTCATAAAGGCATTAAGATTACCATTTTTATTCTTTTTATGATTTGTAGTATCCATAAGAAATTCATATGCCTGATTAATTTGCCTTATTTTATCCTTTGCTTCAGGTGAATTGTTTCTATCCGGATGATATTTTAATGTTAGACTTCTATAAGCCTTTTTTATCTCTTCCTTAGTAGATGTATGATGTATCCCTAATATATCGTAGTAGTTATTCATTTACAGCTATTAGACGGTAATTATTTATCTCTTTTTACATAGTATTATTATTAGTGGATAACAATGCAGGGTTGATTGATACAGTTCAAAGGATTTAAACACTATATACGTTGTAAGTGTAGTATATTATATTATATTATATATTACCAAAAATGATATCTAATAAACACATCAAAAATGGAACATTTATAAATAAATATAAGCCTTATTTTTTGAAAGATTACAATTTCTCTCGTGAGTCAAATGAATTGTTAAATGATTTTATTGAATTAGACATGTTAAATGTATTGTTTATAGGGAACTCATGTTCGGGAAAGACGACATTGTTGAATATTATTGTTCGGGAATATTATGGTTTAGATAAAAATGTAAGTTTTCCAGATAATAACATATTACATATCAATAATCTAAAGGACCAAGGCATTCACTTCTTTCGAAATGAAATGAGAACTTTTTGCCAATCACGTAGTAGTATATTTGGTAAGAAAAAAATGGTTATAATAGATGATTTGGATAATATTAACGAGCAAAGTCAACAGGTATTTCGTAATTACATTGATAAATACAAAAAAAACGTCCATTTTGTTAGTGTATGTTCTAATCTACAGAAAGTAATTGATAGTCTACAATCGAGATTGCATCTCATAAGAATTGAAGTGCCATCAAAAGAAGAATTACGAATTATCATGGATAAAATAATTACTCAAGAGAAATTAATTATTGACACTGAATCACAGAATTATATATTACAATTGTGTGGAAACTCAATACGTATGTTAATTAATTTCTTGGAAAAGATATATATTTATAATGGTAATATAACTATTGAAAAGTGTAGTAAAATATGCGGTACTATGCCGTTAGATAACTTTAATAATTATGTTATGTTATTAC